TCCGTTAAGGGAGTGTAAATTAAAAACTAAACCCCTTGACAAATATTTTTAACCGATATTTGAGAGGGGTCTAAAATGTCAATCTGTTATTTCACAGTCACACCAGAGCCAGCGGTTAATCCCGTTGCCTATATCTGCCGTGTATTCATGGATAAAAACGATGAATGCACACTTTTGGAAACCAAAGCTTTTCCTATCCGCAATCCCAACAATCCCCAAATCACTTACGGCGAAGCTGATTTATACGGTCAATTAAGCGTATCCGCACTGATGGCGGAGGTGCAACCATGAATCGTTCCGCTTCGCGCAGCGCGGAACGCGCTCTTCCTTGTCTAAATAGTAACAACTGCATTGAGATTGAAAACTCTTTGGAAAACAAGGAAAAACAATTTCCAGTAAACGCGGAAAAATTCGCTAAATCCAATAACCTAAACGAATTTTCAACTTCGCACAAAAAATCTGCTTCAGCCTTAGAAATGAATGTTCATCAATTCATCGAAGCTTTTGGAATTGCTAACGTGGGTTTCCTAACTTTGACTTTTGCAGATGATGTTCAAGACGTGAAAGAAGCAAGTCGCCGTTTTCATAGCCTTAGAACAAACTTTTTGAAACGCCATTTTGAACACTACATCTGCGTTTACGAGCGCATGAAAAGCGGTCGTATTCACTTTCATTTGATTGTGAACACAAGACAAAACATCAGAAACGGCCTCAATTTCCGCCAAATTCAAGCTAAAAATTACTCAAGCGCGAATAAAGCCCTTCGTCAACTTTGGGTCTTGCTACGTGAAAACATGGGTAAATATGGCTTTGGCCGTTCCGAATTACTTCCGGTTAAAACCAATAGCAAAGGCCTTTCCCGATATGTTGCCAAATACATCTCAAAACATATTGATAGCCGTTTACCTGAAGATAAGGGATACCGTCTGATTAGAACAACTATCGATAAAAAACACCTTTGGAAGATGGCAAACAGCAATTTTTCGTTTGTATCTGCTGGTTCTCGCAAATGGCGAGAACAGCTAAGGAAATGGATTAATCGCATTGACTCTTATTTAAAGTCCATGCCTCTTTATAAATTGCGTCCATACGAATCAATAAATCAGGACAACTACAACCACATTTTATCCGATTACCTAAGCCCAAAATGGGCATTTAAAAACCGAGAAACCATCGTAAATCTGATTTAAACAGAAAGGAAACATCATGTCTCAAGAAACCGAACGCAAACAAGGTATTTTCGTCATCGCCTCTTTTGATCGAATGTTCACGCGTGAACGCAAAAACCAAGACGGCACATTTTCCAAGACGCATTATGTCGGCCTGATTATTCGTAGCGAAACTGAAACGCGCCTTTGCGAAGTTCGCACCAAACACCCTGAAAAATATGAAGGCTATAAGCCTCAACAAATCGTATCAATGCAAGTATTCCCACGCGCATTTAAAGACAACATCTATTTTTCAGACGAAGCATAAACCAGTTTCAGGGGTTCGGCGGTGTCCCCTGAATTGACCCCGAAACACCGTCATAACCATTTTTTTAACTCAATAAAGGAAAACATCATGAAATTGATGAATACTTGTCGTAAATACGGTAAAAAACTGGCTGTCGTTTCTTCCGTTGCTTTGATGTCTGCACCTGTAATGGCTGAAGGCATTTTGGACACCGTGAAACAAGAAATCACTGGTTACAAAGCCGAAATCATCTCATTGGGTACCATCGTTGTAGGTATTTCTATTGCATTTGCCGTTATCCGTATCGGTAAACGTGCTGCAAATTCGGTTTAAGGTGTAATCATGGGTTATCAAGTAGGCCGAATTTGTTACGAAACCGAACAAGAAGCCGTCAATGTCTTGATGACCCAAGTTTCACCAACGATTGACAAAGACGGCGTGTTACATCACGCCGTTTTTGATGGTAAAGCTTGGAAGTATCAAGAACAGACAGTAAAACTCACGTTCCCACAATGCGAATTTGGCGAATTTGCACAAGCTGGCCGTGAGCTAGGCTATCAGCTTGTTTTAATAGTGGTTTCATTATTTCTAATTGTGATTGCCGTCAAAGTAGTAGGCATGATAAGCAACAAGGAAGAAGAATGACCCCCGAAATTGAATTTCTTATAGGTATGTTACCGACTTTGACGGTAGCTATCTGTTTGTACGTCTTAATCCGTAGTTTTCAGTAGTCATAACAAGGCATAAAGCATAGAATCTAATTTTCTGAAACATTTACGAAAGTTAGAAATATGTTTACTCGAATTTATAACCTTGTTTTGATTATTCTCTTCACATTGCACATTTTGGGCATTATTTACATTCCTAATGAAATTAGATATTTAATGATTGCCTTTTATCTGATTTTGTTAATTTATAGTCTTATGAATAAAAAGACGAATATCAAAGGAAATGGAGATGATGACATTTTTGTAATGACTACGAACCCAAATAAACCAAGTCCATCTGATTCAAATATGGAAAAATTCATGCATGATTTGAACCAATCCATAGAGAAGAAGAAACTAGATAAGATTAAAGTAAAAAATGAATAAATTAATCATTCCTTTATTAGTTTTATTTACTTCTGGTTTTGCTGTTGCTGGCGAAATTAACGTTAATAATTCCAAGTCTGTTACATATACGAAACAGCATACTGAACATTGGGACAAAAAACCGTGGGCGCGTTCCGTATCGGATAATTCTTACAGAAAATTTCAGACAGAGGCCATGAAGGCACGTTATGAGGGTTATTTATCAAAACAGACAGTAAATGCAACTATTGAAGCTTCTGTATCAAGGAAAACTGTTCTGAATGGTTCATTTGCTTTAGTAAAACAAGGCGCAAAATTCGTAGCTTCTAGAGCTAATGTTTATGTAGGAGGTGCATTGCTGGCCTACGAAGCCTATCAAGCCGTAAAAGGAGACATAGAAAGCCAAGGATATAAGTGGAATGAAGCCAGCGAAGAATTTTTGAAAGAATGGCCTGCTAGAAACTGTCTTGTAAATCGAGATAATGAAGGTAGATTGATAAAGGTCGCGTGTTATGGTGTCGATAGTTCTGTTTTAAGTGCTTACAGAAAAGGCGGTAAATCCCGAAGCGAAGCCGAACAACTTATGAAAGGCCAAATGGAAAATCTGGCTGGCTCTTTTTGGGATAAACATAAAATGGAACTTGATACATATTCGGGTTCTAAATTTTGGGAATATTTCACTTTAGATGAATGCCGATTTAATTTAAATGGCGGTGACTGTTTAGTTAAAAGCGGTAGCGACTACAGAAGCCCAATTTCATTTGCTTTATACATGAGAGACACAGAAGTTCTTGACCAAAAAACTTTTTTACAAATCGCTACCCAATCCATTGACGGAAATCCAAAGCCATTTGTAGAAGGCACTGGCAGACCAGATTATAAAGAAAACATTAAAGTCCCTGCTGGAACAGTCGTTACAATCGGTCCAGTAGAAACGCCTGAAGGTAAAAAGACCTATACAGTAACTTTCACGAATCCAACAAATGGCGGAAGTAGTGAAGCTTCTGTTCAGACTAATAATAGCCCTGCACCTACTGGCGGTAGTCCTGACGGTAGTCCTGATGGAAAACCCGATGGCAAACCCGATGGCAATCCTGACCGCAAACCTGATGACAAGTCCGATGACAAGCCGGACCATAGACCTGATGAAAAACCCGATGATAAGCCTGACGGTAAGGACGGTAAGGACGGTAAAGATGCCCAAGACCTTTGTGAAAAACACCCCGAAGCCTCGGCATGTAAAGACTTAGGAGATACTAATTATAAAGATTTAGAAATACCTGTAAAAGCAATCAACCTAGAATTAAAACCGCTAGATATATTCAGCACTAACGGCACTTGTCCGGCAAACCCTACGTTCAGTTTAGGCGTATTAGGCACGTTTGAAATTCCTTATGACTATTTCTGTAATATCGCACGATTGCTTCGCCCTATATTGATTCTCGGCACGATCATAATGTGCGGATTTTTCGCTTTTAACGCAGTTAAGGAGCTTTAATTATGTGGGGCAAATTAATCACAAGCGTTTTAATGACCGTTGCAGGAAAAGTTATAGCCGCGCTTGGCCTGTCATTCGTCAGTTATGTAGGGCTAAATGAAATTCAAGGCTTTCTGTTATCACACGTTCAAACGCAAATAGGCGGTATTCCATCAGATGCAATGAACTTAGCTTATATCGCAGGAATTGGCGTTTGTCTTAACTGGATTTTCGGAACTTTTGCCTTTGTTGTATCGCTTAAAAGTCTTTCTAAATTGTCAGCTTCTATCAGTAAAAAATAAAAAGGGTAAAGTATGCTTTATTTAATTACAGGTGTTCCGGGTTCGGGCAAGACCCTGAAAATGATTTCAGACTTGATGACACGTCAAGACTTAAAAAACCGTCCTTTATATCTTGACGGCATTCCTGAAGTAGATGAAAAAATCATTCCAAATTTGCCTATTCCTCAAGGCGAAACAATGCAGACGTGGCACAAATGGGCGCCAACGGGTGCAATACTCGTTATTGACGAATGCCAGCGAGTATTTAGGCCACGCCCAAGCGGTTCTAAAGTCCCCGATTTTGTGGCCGAACTCGAAACGCACCGCCATAAAGGTATTGATATTTTCCTACTTACCCAACATCCTAGACTGATTGATAGTAATGTCCGCGCTTTGGTTGGCCATCATTGCCATATCGGCAAAACAAATTTGGGCGTGCGCCGTATGTTGGAATGGGAAAGGTGCGCAGACCCGACATCATCAAGAGATGTATCATCTGCTGTAAAAAGCGTTTATACATTGAATAAAAAAGCTTTCGGCGTATATAAATCAGCCCAAGAACACACAAAAATCAAAACCAAGCTAAGCCGAGTTGTATATATCTTCCCTGCCGTGCTTGCCCTCTTAATTACCGCCGGTTGGTATATCTATTCAAGCTGGAATAATCGGATAGACACGATGAAGGCAGAACAGGAAAAGCCCAAAATTGAGGCGCAAGTCTCAAGCCCTGAAGCGGTGGGGGCGGTTGCTGTTCCAACAGCAAACGGCACCAACGCAGAATGGCAATACACGCCACAAACGGCTGTTCCTGAACCGCCGAAGCCACATCTATCAGAAGATGATTACAAGCCTAGAATTGAAGATAGACCTGAAACCGCGCCAATATATGACGGCTTGAACAAATCAATAACCGCTATGCCTTGGCCATCTGCTTGCGTAAAAAGTGATAATGGCTGTAATTGCTATACAGACCAAGGCTCTAAGATTGCGGAAATAAGCAAAAAAACCTGTTTAAGCTATATCAAAGATGGCTTGCCGTTCAATCCTTATAAAGCCAAAAAGACCGAAACAGCAGAAGTTAAAGAAACCGAACAAGAAATAGAAAGGCCACAGGTTTTATCTATGGGCGGTAAAAGTCAACAGAATCTAATGTATGACGGTTATGTTGAAAAAGGAAACGAAATAGGCGCACAAAATGGCGCTAAAACAGGTTCATGAATTCCATCAGGATTGAACCTAAACCAACAAAACAACCGTTAATCAAGTCAGGGGGAGGACGTCCAGAAAGATTTGTAAAGACAGCTTTATCGTCTTTATAAATCTTTTTGGATACCCCTTGACGCTAACCCACCCAAAAACGCTTTAAAGAAGGGTTGGTGCGGTTTTATGCACCAACCCCTGCCACATGGCGAATGTCGCCGAAGGCAAGCAAACGATAAGCTTCAAGCCCTGAATGAGTAAATCAGCCCATTGAGGGCTTGGCGTTTGACGAAACACCAAGTAAAGCCCACGACTTCGAAAGTACGGCCAAAGCGATAGCTTGTAACAAAGATAGAAGCGTGGGCTTTCGTACATCTTAAGTTTGAACACTATCTAGGGCGCAACCCGAATTTATAAGGTAAAACACATGTACTTAGGCATAGACGTATCAAAACTCACAATAGATTGCTGTTTGATTGCAGACGGCCAAAATCATCAAAAGAGGTTTCAGAACAACGAAGGAGGATTTGAACAATTAATAAAGTGGCTACAAAGTCATAAAGTAACTGATAAGCTCCATTGCGTGTGCGAAGCAACAGGCACATATTACGAAGCATTGGCCGAATACCTACACCACCGCTACACAATCACAGTTGAAAATCCACGAAAGATAAAAGGCTATGCGATAGCAGAACTACAACGATCCAAAACAGACACACAAGACGCAAAGTTGATAGCGCAATATTGCCAAGACCGAAAGCACAAATTAAAGGCATGGCAACCTCCGGCAAAAGAACAGAAGCAATTACAAGATATCGCCCGATATTTAGACTATCTGAAACAGCAACGCGCAACAGAAAAAGCCAAACAACACGAAGCACCCGACTACATCAAATCCCATATTCAAACAACCATTTCAAACCTGACAGCACAAATACAGACAGTCAAAAAGCAATTAATCCAGTTCTACAAAGACAATCCAATTTATAACACCCTGCGCAAAAGGCTGAAAACAATAACAGGCATAGGCGAGCAAGCGACTGCCGTATTACTGTCAACCTATAAAAGACATCAATTTAAAAATGCAAAACAGTTCACGGCTTATCTAGGTTTAGACCCTAGAAAATATCAATCAGGAACAAGCGTAAACGGAAAAAGCAGAATATCAAAAATCGGAAATTCGGAAATACGGAAAAGCCTTTATATGCCCGCCGTAGTTGCTTATC